GCCTTTCTGTAGCGACGAAACAAGAAGAGAAAACGGTCGAGCGCTTTGTGAAAAGCTTAAAAGTAGCTCACTGCTTAGGAACACAAGAAGACTCAAGCAGATGATAGCCAGAGGGATCGTAGATGAAGAAACAAAGTGCAGATTAAGGTCTTTGGCGGTAGAGAAGCCTGAAATTTTTGGTTCTTTTGCTGGCATCTAACAAAGATGAGACCAAAGCCAACAGATGACGGAATAGTCGATCGGATATCCGACGGGCTTATCTCCGGGCTGTCCATCAGAAAGGTTTGCGCTCCGGATGACATGCCGTCAGTTAGCGTTGTGTACCTGGAGATGGCGAAGAATGAAGACTTCAGGAATGCTATCGCGCACGCGCGGGACTTGCAGCAGGATGCGATGGTCGATGAGACCGTTGATATGGCTGATGACGCAACAGTGGAAGACTGGCAGCTTGTGAAGATGCAAATCTGGGCCAGGCAATGGCGCGCGTCTAAGCTCGCCCCCAAGCGCTACGGGGACCGCCAAATCCTCTCCGGTGACGCTGACGCCCCGCTGCTTGGTGGCCTGGCTGAGTCGATCCTGGCGGCGCGTGCAAGAATAGGGAAGGATGGTGACTAATGGCCCGTCGCGCTCACGCCTTCGCCCGGTCAGATGTGAAAGCCGAGGCGATGCTGCGCGAGGACATCGCATCCTTTTATGATGATCCGCTGGGCTACGTGCTCTACGCCTTTCCATGGGGCGCGAAGGGCACGCGTCTGGAGCGCTTCCCGGACGGACCCGAGGACTGGCAGCGCGATGAACTGCGCGCCCTGGGCGCGTGGGTCAAGTCCGGGTGCGAGACCGCCTATCGGTCGGCGACGGCCTCCGGTCACGGGATCGGCAAAAGCGCACTCGTTGCGTGGATTATCCACTGGGCCATGTCTACCCGCCCGAACCTCGCAGGCGTGACCACGGCCAACACCGCGAGCCAGCTTTCAACGAAGACCTGGCGCGAGCTATCTATATGGAAGGCCCTCGCCATCAACGGCCACTGGTTCGACTGGACGGCGACCCGCTTTGCCTGTGTCGAGTCACCTGAAACATGGTCGGTCAACGCGACGCCATGGACCAAGGAGAACAGCGAGGCTTTCGCCGGGCTCCATGCCGACGACGTGCTGGTGATCTACGACGAGGCGTCCGCGGTCGCAGATGTGATCTGGGACGTTTCCGAAGGGGCGATGACGACGGCCGGGGCGATGTGGATTGTCTTCGGCAATCCGACACGCAACACCGGCAAGTTTCGCGAGTGCTTCGGCAAATTCCGCAACCGCTGGCAAACCCGCCAGGTCGATAGCCGCTCGTGCCGGATCACGAACAAAGCCGAGATAGAGCAGTGGATCAAGGACTACGGCGAGGACAGCGACTTTGTGCGCGTTCGCGTTCGTGGGGTCTTCCCGCGCGCTGGGTCGAATCAGTTCATTTCGTCGGAAGCCGTCGAGCTTGCCCAGGCCCGCACGATCGACCCCGACGTGCTCGCGCTGGCCCCCCTGGTGATGGGTGTCGACGTGGCCCGACACGGCGGTGACAAGTCCGTGATTCTGCTGCGTCGTGGGCGCGCGGTGGTTTCGATTACCCGCTTTAGCATCCCCGACACGATGCAATTCGCGGCCCATGTCGCGGCGTCCATCCAGGCCAATCACCCGGCCGCCGTTTTCGTGGATGCTACCGGCATGGGCTGGGGCGTGGTCGATCGGCTGCGGCAACTCAACCACCAGGTGGTCGCGGTCCAGGCCGGCGAGAAGGCCATCGCCGAGGACAAATACTACAACCGCCGCGCTGAGCTTTGGGGCTTGATGCGCGACTGGCTGATGGATGGTGCATCGCTCCCGGACGACCCGGAACTAAGAGACGACCTAATCGGCCCGGAGTATGGATTCGATGCTAAGATGCGGATTCAGCTTGAGAAAAAGGAAGACATGAAGAAGCGCGGGCTGGCCTCGCCGGACAGCGGAGACGCGCTTGCAGTAAGTTTTGATCAGATCGTCGGCACCCTCCCGACCTATACCGAACTCCCCGCATCGGACTGGCGCCTGTGACCGCGGCATGAACGACGACGCCCGCCTGGACCCGCTGGCCCTCACGACGGAGGAGATGAAGGACATCGCCGCCGAGATCGACCAGCAACCGGCTTGGCGCGCGACCGCCGATAAAGAAATGGCCTACGCGGACGGCAATCAACTTGACTCGAAGCTGATGCAGATGCAGAAAGACCTTGGCGTTCCTCCTGCGATCGATGACATGATCGGGCCGGCGCTTGAGGATCTTCAGGGCTACGAGGTTGCAACAAGAACTGACTGGCGGGTGACGGCGGATGGTCAGGTCGGCGGCCAGGACGTAGCGGACGCCTTGAATTACCGGCTTAACCAAGCCGAGCGCCACTCAGGCGCCGACCGCGCTTGCTCGGACGCCTTCCGCCCACAAATCGGCTGCGGTCTAGGCTGGGTCGAAGTGGCGCGTGAGAGCAATCCGTTCTGTTTCCCGTACCGTTGTAGCGCGGTCCATCGCAACGAAATCAGATTCGACATGCGCTGTCGGCGCGACGCGACGCTCAGCAATGCCCGCTGGCTCAAACGCGAGCTGTGGGTTCGCCCGGAGCGCTTGAAGCTGCAATTCCCCCAGCACGCGGAGCTTCTCGACACCCTTGGGCGCTATGGCCCCTCCTGGTGGAACGGATCATCAATGGTGTTCGATGGTGGCGCGAGTACCGGGCTGCAAAACGCCTGGGGCGTGGCGCGGTCATGGACGCAAGCTGAAGATCGGTGGTTCAACCCGACGACCAAGGAAACCTGCGTCGCTGAAATGTGGTATCGGCGCTGGGTCTCCATTCCGGTCCTCAAGCTCAAGGACGGACGCGCTATTGAGATGGACCAGCACAACGAGGTCCATGCGCTCGCGGTGCGAACCGGCAAGGCGAAGGTGGTGCAGGCCGTGGCCCCGCGCGTGCGTCGCGCCTTTTGGATTGGCCCCTATCGGCTGGACGATGGCCCGTCCCCCTATACCCATCAGTTTTTCCCCTACATCCCGTTCTGGGGCTTCATAGAGGACGATACCGGAATCCACTACGGCTACGTGCGGCGCATGATCTACCCGCAGGACTCGTTGAACAGCGGTACGTCGAAACTGCGCTGGGGCATGGCCGTGGTGCGGGTGGAGTTCACCAAGGGCGCGACGGACATGGCGACCCCCGACCTGCTGAAAATGGTGGCCCGGCGCGACTCGGCGGTCGAGTTGAACGCCGAGCACATGGCCAGACCAGGCGCGCGGTTTGAGGTCATGCGCGACTTCCAACTCACCGACCAGCAACACCAGATGCTCAGGGACAACCGCGAATCCATCGCCCGCGTGTCCCCGGCAACCTCTGCGCGATTGCGGGCGCAGTCTGGCGGGGCGAAGTCGGGGCTACAGGAGTCCATCCAGGTTGACCAGGACAACCAGTCCGTCGCCCGCATCATGGACAACCGCAACGCGGCCCGGTCGCAGATCGGTGAGTTGCTGTTGGCCATGATCGTGGAGGACATCGGCAATGCGGAAACCGAGATCATCGTTGAGGGCGACGCCATTACCGAGGACCGGACGATCACCCTCAACAAGCCGGAACTGGATGATGAAGGTTTCCCGATCCTGAGCAATGACCTACAGCGCGTGCGTCTCAAGGTCTCCCTGGAAGACGTGCCCAGCACCAACAGCTACCGGGCGCAGCAGTTGGGCGCGATGAGCGAGGCCATCAAGTCGCTGCCAAGCCAATACCAGGCCGCCGCCATGCCGTTCTTGGCGAGCCTAATGGATGTCCCCTTCAAGCGTGACCTGGTGGAAGCCCTACGTGCGGCCGGCGAAGCGGACGATCCGAAGGTGATCGAGAAGAAGGTGCGCGAGGAGGTTGCGAACGAACTCAAGGCGCGCGAACTGGAACTGAAAGCCGTCAAGAACGAAGCCGAGGTCAAGGAGATACTGGCCCGCGCCGTCCAGGTCGGGGTCCAGGCCGCCTACTCCGCGATGCAGGCCGGCGCGCAGATCGTTCAGATGCCGACCGTGGCCCCGATTGCCGATATCGTGATGCAGTCCGCGGGCTACCAAGAGCCGGACCCGGCCGGCGTCGATCCCAACTACCCGCAGCCGCAACAAGCCGTTACGCCTGCCGCGGTGGTTGCTGGGCAGCTTCCACAACTGCCACCGCCCCAAGTGCAGCAGAACACGAGCCCCGCGTTTCCCCCGATCCCGAGCGACGGAAACTCGCCGATGCGCGGGATCGAAACGCCTGAGACTTCCGATAACCTGGCCTGACAAGCGAGAAACCCATGGATACCGTCCCCCCCACCGATCCCTTGTCGCCGTCGCAACTGCTGTCGGCGGCCAGTGCCGGGCAATCTCCCGACGAGTACCGGGCGGCTCAAGCGGCCGATCCGAATGCGCCAGGCGATGACCAGCCGGTGACCGACCCGCCGCCTGAGCCAGCCCCCGAGCCCGAGCCGCAACCGACCCCGGAGCCTGAGCCCGCGCCCTACGTCCCGCCCCAGCCCGACGCCGCAACCGAACGGCTGGCAGCGATTGCGACCGAACGCGCGGCCCTGCTGGAGCGCATTGACGCGGGCGAGATGACCTTTGGCGAGTACGAGGAGGCGCGTGCCCCGCTGGATGCCGAGCAGCGCACCATCGAGATTTCCAAGGCCATCGCGGATCATGAGGCCAACGTCAGGCAGCAGCAGGCCGCGCAGTCGTGGTCAGCGGCCCAGCAACGCTTTTGGGCCGAGCCTGGAAACGACAAGCTCGGGTCATCGCCCGTCCTTTTCGCCGCGATGAACGCAGCCATTGGCGTGGTTGCCAACGAACCCGGCGCCGACCCTACCGACTTCAACGCCATGCTGGCAGCGGCGAAGGCGCGCGTGATGAGCGAGTTCGGCGCCCCTCCCGCCGCCGCATCCAAGCGCCCGACCGCATCGGCCGCCCCGCCTCCCCCAGTTTACAGCTTGACCGACATCCCCGGCGGTCAGGCCCCGGCAACCGATCCCTTCGCCGCGATCTCGGCGAAAACCGGCATGGACCAAATCAGGTCCCTCGATGCCCTAACCGATGACCAGCTTGACCGCTGGATGACCCGCAGACTTTAACAGGAGCAAAATCCAGTGACTACAAGCGTAGGCTATGGGGCCGATGCCAATCTGATCGAGCAGGCCGCGGGCCTGTTCATTCAGCACATGCGCCGCGATGGCAAAATGAGCAAACTGCGCGGCAAGATGCCGAAGGAGTCCGAAGCGGTCAGCGGCGAACGGATGCAGACCTCTGCCAGTATGCCCATCGTCCAGACCATCGACTTGGGCAAGGGCATCGGCGACGAGGTTGAGTTCAACTTCTTGCAGCCGATCGGCGCGTACCCGATCATGGGCAGCAACATCGCCCAGGGCCGCGGCAGTTCGCTGCACATCATCAAAGAGCGGATGCGCGTCAACCAGGCGCGGTTTCCGATTGATACCGGGGACGCCATGTCGCGCATCCGCTCCCCGGTCGATCTGGTGCGGTTCGCTCGCCCGGCCGCGCTGGAACTCATGAATCGCTACGTCGATGACTCGACGCTGGTCCACATGGCCGGCGCCCGCGGTTTTCATAATACGTTGGAGTGGGGCGTTCCGCTGGCTTCCCATCCAGATTTCGCGTCGATCATGGTCAACCCCGTCACGGCACCGACCAAGAATCGGCATTTCGTGGTGGACGGCGATGCGATCATTGGGGTGACCGCCAACGGCGGCGACTTGACGACCACGACCGGCTCCGTGATGGACATCGGCGTCATGGATGCGATCCGCAACGTCATGGACAACATGAGTTTGCCGCCGCCGCCCGTCGTCATTGAGGGCGACGTGGCCGCCAAGGATGAGCCGCTGCGCCTGATGCTCATGGGTCCGAGCGTCTACAACAAGTTCGCGGCCGACTCAGCCTACCGCAGCTATCAAGCCGCCGCCATGTCCCGCGCCAGGACGGCCAAGGAGCACCCGCTGTTCTTAGGAGAAGTGGCGCTCTGGAATGGTTTTTTGATAATGAAAACCCCCAAGGCGATCCGCTTCTATGCGGGGGATGAGATCAAGTATTGCGCCTCGCTGACCAGTGAAACCGAGTCGTCTGTGTTGGTCCCGGCTTCCTTCGGCACGACCTATGCCGTCGAGCGCAGTCTGATCCTTGGCGGCCAGGGCGTCGCCGAGGCCATGGCGCGGCACCCGGATTACAACGGCCCGATCTTCTGGGGAACCGAGGAATACGATTTTAAGGACAAAAAGGAGTTGATGATCGGCGCTGTTCGCGCGCTGCGGAAAGTCCGCTGGAAGATCAACACCGGGGCCGGTGAGCACTGGACCGACCACGGCATCATCGCGATCGATTCCGTCGTGCCGATCACTGGCGCCCGTAACTAAAGGAGCACGAAATGGCTGCTACCATTACCAAGAACCAATTTGGCACGCGCAAGTTCGGGGATACCATTCTCGGATTCGGGAACCTGTCCGCGTTCCATTACAAACTCACCACATTGAGCACGGGCGCCGTCGCTGAGTCCGATTCCACGGCCGTGGTCGCGGTCGGCGATACCGTGCGGATCGGGCTCATCCCCGGTGGGGTCACGCTGTTTGATCTGCTGGTCATCATCT